ATTGCGTAATGGAGAAGATATGATACCACAGTTGTAGACTTTCCAGTCTGTCGTGGCATTTTGCAGATATTAAACCTATGCCTATGAAAATTTTTTATAAGTTTCTTTTGAAACTTGTACATACTAAATGGAACAAGACCCTCATCCACGTTCACTATTCTTATGTGCTTCTCTGTGAAGTATACTGGGTCTGCTTTACACTTGAGGAATTCCTTTACATGTTCCTCAGTGAATGATTGTTGTGTATTTGCTTTTTTTAGATTCGGATTACCAAGATAAATGTCACTCATAGAATCATAATTTGTTTAGATAATCCTTAAACGTTATTCTTTCCGTTGCAAATGATGAAGTACCAAATGCTTTACTGGTTGCACTGATAGATTTTTTAGCGTACTCACCAGTTTTTTTCGCAGTTTTCTTTACAGTATCACCCGTTTTCTTTTTGAGATTTTGTGCTGTATCTTTTACTTTATTATCCCTTTCTTTCTTATCTCTGTTCTCAGCATCATCTACTTTTTTCATCTGTCTCATCGAACCAGAAGTAGTATCTTTTCTACTATCAGTAGGTCCGTCCATTGTAGACATATAACCTTGTGTATTTTTATTGCCATCTTGATCATACAATTTTTTATTGAATGATCCATCTGGATTTCTATACTTAGGATTCTTTACGTTTCTACGTGTGGTAAGTTTTCTTGCTACAGGTTTGTTTGTCTTTGATGCTGTTTTTGCACCAGTCTTTGCTGCTTTTGCACCAGTTTTTGCTGCTGCCTTTGCACCTTTCGCACCTGCTTTTGCTGCTGTACCTGCTGCTTTAGCACCACCTTTTACTGCTGCTGCAGCACCTTTCATTGCTGCTTTACCAACCATCGCTGCACCTTTCGCTAAAGCAGCGAGGGGTGCTGCCTCATCAATCATATGGTTTTTCTTAGGGTCAACAGATTTTTTGCCCTTATTCTGTATGCGTTTGATAGCACTGTTTAACTTTTCCATGTTCTATTTAGATTGTTTAGACATGTCTTTTAGCATTTTTTGTAGGTCGGATGTACTGCCCACGAACATAGCATTATTAGTAACTGATTTAGGACCTTTGTCCTCTTCAAGATCTTTCATTTTCCTTTGAAGATCTACCAATTTATCTGTAGTGTCAGCAACATGTTTTATCAACTGACCTGCAACTTCATATGCTCTAGGATGTTGTGAGTCTTGACATACATCAAGTATACCATTCACTGCTTCTTGCCCCTTTTCAACGAGATCATATAATTGTGCACGACTGTACTCATAATCCTTGGTAGGATCATCTTGCTCACTAGATCTTTTAGATATTCTCTTTTTTTCACGAACGATTTCAGACTTCACATCTAGTGCTTTATCAATAGCATCATAAGAGTTTGACATACTTTTTCCAAATAATTACAGGGCAAATATTCGGAGGATTCGGGGTATTTTTTAATTATTTAGATATCAGTGCCTTGTACTGTACTATATTCTAGTCCATCATCATCGAAGAATGACCTTGATTCTGTAAAACCAAACTCATCTCCTACCTCAATAAGATCCCTGTCCACTGCGTCTACCTGATTGATTGTGGCACCTGCATAATGCTCTGCTATTTTAGATCCGAACTGTGCTCTAGTCACAACTAAATTAGTGCCATTGATCTCTCTAATTCGCATAACCTCTTGATCAATTTGTATGTAAGTATTGGAGGATAAGGAAGCAGCAGATGACACTGATACGAGAGTTTGTTTTGTGTTTACCTCTGCAGTAATAGTGGTTGCTGTATCATCATTGTAATCCTTGACTGCTTGTGGTACAACTGTATATCTTTGTGCTCTTGGTGCTCTGATAGCAGTAGAGTAATCCACTTGAACTTTTTTGATAACACCAGATTCGTCTGTTGGAACCTGCTGATAGAAATATGTTTTAGCAACAAAATCTAAATCATATTGTATAAATCTTCTGGTAGAAAAATCACCTTCATACTCATCAGAAAATGATACGTTTGCAAGTGTAAATGGTATATCTCTTTTCTCCTCCACACCCTCTAACATATTGACAGTAACATTATATGATGGTTGAAAAAATGGTAATATTTGTTCTATAATTTGTAGAGCATCATCTTGCAATTTGCATGCAAAACTCAATCTAAAACCTATTTCATATGGAACTGGTAAAAATATTTTTTTATGCTTGAGTTTATCTGATCCTTTTCCAGTAAATTTAGTGATGGGAGATGCTTTGCGAGTGGGATCATAAGAATATGATGTCAATTCAAATGATATTCTAGGTAGCGTGATAGCAACGTTATCATCAAAGTTTGACTGTTGTTCAATTCTCGCAAGAAACCTTTGCATAGGTCCGTATGCAATAGGTACTTTTATTTGACTAATTGCCTTTCCATCATTGGCAAATTTTTTAATTTTGATATTGTTGAACAATGTTCCGAAAGCTATTACAGTCTTTCTTATTGTTTCATTGTAGAAATAATTACCTACCATTATACCTCCCCAAATGGGTTTCTTTCTGTGAAGTCTAAGATGCTACTATCAGACCGAGTTTCTATCTCATCACCTGAGTTGTAGGCATCGTCATCATCATAGTTGATACTATCTAGCGAATACTTAGCAGTACCAAATCCAACATTTACTATATTTTCACCTACTGCAAAGTCTCCAGTGAGATTTCTAGCAAGCAATGTATTGGTTGAAGTATCCCATTTTGTCACAAATGCTGTTGTGAGTGACGACTCTCCAGTTATAATCTCACCATACTTGAATGTACCACTTCCCATTGAGCTAGCAGCACCTATGGTTATAGTAGGTGCGGATGTATATCCATGACCTGCATTTAGTATGTCAATATTCGTAACCTTATTAGTTGTGGTATTGATACGAGATGTGAGCACACCGACCTCTCCACCTGCTGCAGGGTCGCTGATTGTCACCAATGGAGCATTGACATAACCATCACCTTGATTAGTTATAGTAATACCTGTAATTACACCACTTGTACCAAGACCTGCAATACCCTGTGCACCTATTCCGTTTCCATCTTCAGGTATAAATTGAACATTTGGTATCTGCGTATAACCTGCACCAGGATTTGTTATCTGAACTCTCGATATTCTCAAAGAGGTATTAAGTCTTGATCCTGACGTAGATGTTATTGCAACTGCAGTCGCTTGAGTTCCACTATCAGGTGGTTCTATAATAATAGTAGGTGCATTTGTGTATCCAGCTCCACCACTAATCAAATCAATTTTGTATATACCACCATTTCCTATTGTGGCTGTTGCAGTTGCTCTTGTACCTTTATCACCAAGTATCATGGTTACATTGTAACCTTCATCTTTGAAGTCATCATCAACACCAGTGACACCAGTATCAATAATCTCGTCCTCATACTCAAATGGTTCACATGTAAGTTCGTATGTATATCTGTCACGTAATTGATAGAAATTTTCTATATCGTTTACATACTTGATTTCAAATATTATATCCCTAAGTGGGAAATACATGAGGTCACCCTCATTAGGTCTAGACTGTGATAGTAGAGGTGCAATACCTTGGTCATATCTTTCAAGTGATATGACTATCTTCATCTCTGCTGTTGACCTTACACCAAACTTTGTAAGTAAATTATATCCCGAATCAAATCCTTCGTATGATGTGATATATCCTTCAATTGGAAATGACTTATCAAACTTTGAACTTGTAATCTCTCTCATCACATCCTTACTATTCACAAGGGTGCGAGGCATGTAGATAAACTCAATACCGTGTATCTGGATTGTCTCATTAGACAAATCCTTCAACAGGTTTTGTTCACCCTTGCTACCTTGTAAGAAGAACGGATTGAGTGCCATTATACTTTATCTTGGAAAGGACCTAGCAATCTATCTAAGAGTTTCTTGCCCTTTTTCCTATTTGGTACTACGGGATTTTTCTTTTCGTCATTGTAAGCTTGACTCATTGCCCCCAAATCACCTTTGAGTTCATCATCAATTCCTTCTTTAAATTGTTTGTATGTTTTCATTATCCTATAAAGTCTAGTGGTGGTAATTCGTACTCGGTGCTCATCTTAGATTCTAATGCATCTAATTCACTATTTGCATCATCATATATCTGTCTACCATTTAGTTCCACACCACCTGGTAATTTTACACCTTGAAACTTAATGAGATTCTGACCCCACTGTTTTTTTAATAATGCAGTAAAATACTTCTTGACCCATCTGTCATTGTAGACTTTAGGGTAATCATTAGGGTCTAATACTCTGTAACACTCTATGATAAGATAATCATCTTCTTTCATACTACTATAATCAGAGTCAATGTATAATCTATTTTGTCTTCTGTTGAATCTTATCTGTTTGTCTGGATGCAATATAAAATCTATATCTTCTAGATATCTCTTTGTCATTGTATACTGCATCAACTCCATGGAACTGAAGTAGTATATTTCGTTCAAAAATAATTGATAGGTCAAGTTGAACATGTTAGATGCTATAGCACGACTATCAACTTTGAATACTTTTTCAATACCAATCACAGCGTCTGGTATTTGAATAAAGTTTTGTGTTTCTTCAAAAGAAAATGTGGTAGTGCCCAAACCTGTGATGTTCACACTAGAACTGGTAGTGGTGGTGATACCAAGTGAAGACTCTGCCCCACTATTCCCACTTGCTTGCACAGTGTCTGTAAAGTCTTTTGTAATCTTATGTTTTAGATACATCTTCTCCACACCATCCATATGACGGTCTTGGTAGAAAGTAAAGGTATCATCTAAGAGATCTTCTATTTGCTCATCAGCAACATTGATCTCTAATACAGGAGCACCTAATTTTCTTTTCCCGTATTCTGCTAATTCTTGTCTAGTTGAAGGTTGTGCCATGTTCTTATTTAGTTTCGTCTAATAACAACATCTACTTGATCGCCTGCAGTGAGACCTGCACCGTCAGTAATGGTGACTGAAGGACTTCCAATAGTATAATCTTCACTTTCATTCAGAATAATACCATTGACAAATACTTGCATATTAGCGTTTGATATTTCACTGGATGATGGGGTAAAACTCGCTTGTCCAGCAGTTGCTGTAAAGGTATCTTCTGCATTGTCACAGGTTATTTCAACATGATCACCTGCTGCAGCAGGGGTTGTTAGTGTGACTGGTGAAGCAACACCAAAGTCAATCCCATTTCTAAGTTTGACCCCGTTGACATAAACCTTGAAGTTTTTCTGTGCAGTTAAGTTTCCTGATAAGGCAAATAGAGTTTGACCTTCTGTAGCAGTGAAAAATTCCTCTTCAAACGTGTTACCAAAATATACTATAGTTCTTACTTCACTATCTACGTCAAGACCAGTGTCAAAGGTTATGGTACTATTTCCAGATGATACAAAGTCCCTTGTAGATGCACCTGCACCACCTGGCCTCATCTTCAGACCATTCATGAACACTTGGTGACTGTAGGTGTCAACTCCATCATTGTGTGGGTGAACTGTAGTAAATACAGTCTGACCTGCTGTGGCTGTTGACACACCTGCAGAGATGGTTGTTGCAGCACCAGTAGCAGCACCACCACCTGAAATAGTTTTAAAACTTAGACCACCATTTCCATCAGTGACCATGGCCTGATCTTCAGTCCCGTCATTTGATGGAAAGGTAAATCCTGATATAGTTGATATACCAGTTGAATTTATATTTGCTTGCAGTCCTGATGCAATTGTTGTAACACCTACAAAATTTGCATGACTGAATGTGGATTGACCGTCAACAACTAACGTTTGTGCTAGAACATTTTCTGTAGAAAGTCCGACTTCTCTGACAGTTGTTCCTACTCCCACACCATTCACACCTGCAGCAATGAAGACTTTACCGTCTGCAGTATTGATTGCGAATTCCCCTAAGTCCAGTGTATTAGGGTAATGTGGTACCTTTCCAGCGACACTAGATCGCTTTATTTTAATCTTTGGATTTGCCATATGGTATATACCTAAATTGACTGTATATACAGTCCAGATTATTTATGTTATAATTAGATAAAGGTACTGATTATGATGAACAAAACGCTTGTCGTGCTCACGGGACCGCAAGGGTCGGGCAACCACCTCTGGTCTAAAATTTTTTCACTTCACCAAGACGTTTTTGGTTGGAAGAGCCTTCTTGATAATTATTGGGAAGCTCACCGTTTTTCAGAGCCCTTTGCTGAGTATTGGAAGGATCCGTCCACTCTGCATAAATTTGACTGGTCGCAAAGTCAATATTTTTTTACTTCAATAAGTATCCCACTTGGCATACAAAGTAAAGGGACGAAATGGTGTCCAAACGTGGTGCAGTTTTGCACGAGTGCTCAATCCTTGGGTGTTAAAACCAAGGTCATAGTCATAGGTAGGGATCAAAACATACTCCAAAATCAACAATCCAGAATAAGAGAAGAATCTACCACAAGACATTTTCTAGATCAATTACCCAAATTCAACAATCCAACATTCTTAAGTTATGAATTACTATATTTGTATAAATCAGAATATTTGAAGACACTTGACATCGGAATACCAATAGCATGGTATGATGAGAGAGTAAACGAGATATTAGAACAAGATGCCAATGCAAAGTATATCAAATATATCAAAGAGTCTCCTCTTGATGATGGTAATAAGAGTGGAGTTCCCTTTCAATGGAATCCAAACAAAATAGATAAACCTCAACCTGATGTCTGTCTTCGTTGTGGAGATAAACCCTGCCACTGCGAATGATTAGAATATGGAAATATGCACTCGGATCGTTCTCCGATGAAAAAACCAAGGAAGATGACAA